ACTAACATAAAAGGGGTGGGTTAGGTCAATGCCTACCTGCCCTTTTTTAATAAATAAATAAATATGAGTTGTGCAATAACAAAAGGTAGAGGTATAGGCTGCAAAACAGCTTATGCAGGTATCAAAAATGTATACATCCTTGATTATAGTACAGTAGTAGCAGGTTTAACCCCCTCATCGGGTACGGTTACATTACCAACAGATGCTAGTGCTGAATTTTTCAAGTTTGAGGTAAAAGGTGGTCAAACATCTTTAGAAACAAGCGTAACATCAAGCAGAGAAAATGGAACTACTTTTTATGAAAGTACTCTTAATATTACTTTTCAAAACTTAGATGTAGCGACACAAGAAGAAATAAAACTCTTAAACAGAGGTAGAGCGCACTATGTTGTTGAACTATATCCTGATGGTACAGGTACTACAAAGTACTTACTAGTAGGAAAAGACAACGGTACAGAGGTTACAGGTGGTACTATTGTAACAGGAGCAGCAGCAGGAGATTTGCAGGGCTTTACGCTTACAGCAACAGCTAGTGAGGTAAACCCTCCATTTTTTGCAACAGCACCTGACGAAAGTGCTACTACGCCTATTACTCCTGCTTAATATATTTTTTATATATTTGCATAGAGTATAAGTTTTGTTTTGATTATTATTAAGGGGGGTGCATTAGCATCCCTCTTTTTTTATTACAAATTATCACATTTTAGCGTTATACTTATATGAGAATACTTACAACAAGTACAGACGCTCAAATTATAAAGTTTATTCCACGATTATACTACACAGAAGCAGCTATGATTGTAAGGGATGACACTACTAATATAGCTACGGTTACTGATGTTACCTTTACTCAAAGTGGAGACTATTTACAACTATCACACTCGTTTAGTTTAGTAGAAGGTAGGTTCTACGATTTAGAATTTACAAGAGACCCCGATGTATGGGGGCAAACACTTACACAATACCAGCTTGAGCAAAAATTATGGAACGATGAGACAGGTATAACACTACTTGTTTATAGAGATAGGATATTTTGTACAAATCAAGATGTAGACCAAACAGATAATAAATACTATTCTCCTAATAAAAATGAATATAAATCAAATAATACATTTGATAATAACTATATAGTACTATGATACACGCTTTAAGTTTATCTAATTATGTAAGCCCTACTATTGAAGAAAAGAAAGGTAAGGCTTTTGTAACATACGGAGATAAAAACTCTTACTTTAGATATTTAATAGACCGTTATAATGGTAGCCCTACAAACAACGCTGTTATAAACGCTATTAGTGAAATGATATATGGCAAAGGTTTAGATGCTACTGACAGCAGTAAAAAACCTGATGCATACGCACAAACTATAACACTACTACACAAAGATTGCGTAAAGAAACTATGTAGCGACTTAAAACTATTTGGGCAATGTAGTATGCAGGTAATTTACAGCAAGGATAGAAAAAAGATAGCAAGGGTTGAACATATACCTGTTGAACAACTAGCTGCTGAAAAGTGCAACGACAAAGGAGAAATTGAGGCATTTTATTACTCTAATGATTGGTCTAAATACAACCGTATTAACCAAGTAAAGCGCATACCTGCTTTTGGTATGAGTAAAGAAGCTATCGAGATTGTATACGTTAAGCCTTACAGAGCAGGGTACAAGTACTATTCAACCCCTGACTATCAAGGTGGTTTACAATATGCAGATTTAGAAGAAGAAATATCTAACTTTCACATAAATAACATACAATCAGGACTTAGCCCTAGTATGCTTATTAACTTTAATTCAGGCACACCAAGTGCAGAAGAAAGAGAACTTATAGAAAGAAGAATATACAATAAATTTTCAGGAAGTAGCAATGCAGGTAAGTTTATACTATCGTTTAATGATAGCCCTGAAACAGCAGCTACAATAGACCCTGTACAATTAAGTGATGCACACAACCAATATCAGTTTTTAAGCGATGAGAGCAGCCGTAAGATACTTGTATCGCACAGGGTAGTGTCTCCTATGCTTTTAGGAATTAAAGACAATACAGGGCTTGGAAACAACGCAGACGAACTAAAGACTGCTAGTACCTTAATGGATAATACTGTTATTAGACCTTTTCAAAATTTACTTATTGATGCTTTTGACAAAATACTAGCATATAACGGTATATCACTTAATCTTTATTTCAAAACATTACAGCCATTAGAATTTACTGATATGGCTATTATAGATGAAGAAACAAGAGAGGAAGAGACAGGCGTAAAATTGTCTAGCGACTTAGATAAGTTTGTAGATACTGAAATTGCTGATGCTCTTATAGACTTAGGACAAAGCGAAGAAGAATTACTTAATGATTATGAGGTTATAGATGAACAGGAAGTAGACTATGACCTAGAAGATGAACTAGACCAAAAAATTAAAGAGTTAAACGAACAAACAAATTTAGCAAGTACAGGTAGTGCCAAGCCATACAGCGACAGCAAACAAGACGGTAAGAGTAAACAAGAAGGTCAAGAGGACAAAACATATTTAGTTAGATATATGTACAATCCTACAAGAACTAAAGATACATCAAGAGAGTTTTGCAAGAAGATGGTATCGGCTAAAAAAGTATATCGCAAAGAAGATATTACAGCTATGACAGGTAAAGCTGTTAATTCAGGTTTTGGCAAAGGTGGTTCAGATACGTATTCTATATGGCTTTACAAGGGTGGAGCAAGATGTAATCATAAATGGTTTAGACGTATTTACGCTAAGAAAGAAGGTAGTAAAAGTTTAGGGAATGTAATTAGTACAACAGAGGCTAAAAGTCAAGGATTTAAGCCTGAAACCAACGCCCAAAAAGTACCTGTTGCACCTAAAGATATGAAGTATAAAGGTTATACTGCTGCATATTGGAACAAAATGGGATTTAAAAACTAACTATGGCTACTGCATTATTTATAAACAGAACAGACCTTGTAAAAAATAGTATCTTAGATGGTAATGTAGATACAGATAAATTTATACAATGGATAAAAATTGCTCAAGAGGTACACGTAAGAAACTATACAGGAACTAAACTGTATGATAAATTACAAGCTGATATTATAGGAGATACGCTAACAGGTAACTATTTAACTTTAGTTGATGAATACCTAGCACCTATGCTTATTCACTTTGCAATGGTAGAGTATTTACCTTACTCCGCTTATCAATTAAAAAACGGTGGACTATTTAAGCATACAAGCGAAAATTCAGAAACACCAAGTAAAGACGAAGTAGACTTTTTAGTACAAAAAGAACGCAATTTAGCAGAGTATTATACTACAAGATTTATAGACCATATGAGTTTTTATAGTAATTTATACCCTGAATACGAAAATAACTCGGATGATGACATTTATCCTGATAAAGATAGCTTATTTAACGGATGGGTACTATAACATACAAACCTAAAGTAAAGAATTTAATAAAATTAAAACAGTACTTAAATGGGTACAACACTAGAAGGGAAGCAAATCAACCAAACGTATCAGGGGTTACTAAAAACGACTGATAATACAGAGGTATCTGCTACTGCAAAAGAGATAACGGATGGCAAAGGAAACGGTACAGGCGTTACCCTAGACAATAGCGGTAATCTTGTCGCTAATGCTACTGTTACTGCTAATGCTTTTGTTGGGGATGGTTCAGGTCTTACAAATCTTCCTGCTGCTTTAGTAACAAGTGTAAACACTAAAATAGGCGATGTTGTTCTTGATACAGACGATATTGCACAAGGAAGTACAAACGAGTACTATACAGACGCAAAAGTATCTGCTAATGCTGATGTGGTTGCAAACACTTCTAAGGTTGGTATTACAACTGAACAGGCTAATGCAATAGTATCTAATACGGCTAAAACAGGTATCACTACTGAACAATCGAACGCTATTGTAGTTAATACTGCAAAGGTAGGCATAACACCAACACAAGCAAGTGAAATATCAGCTAATACTTTAAAGGTTGGAATAACACAAGCGCAATCTGATGCTATTGTAAGTAATACAGCTAAAACAGGTATTACAGTACAACAAGCTAATGATATACAAACTAACAACAGTAAAGTTGGTATAACTCCACAGCAATCTGCTGATATTATTGCCAATAATTCTAAAGTAGGTATAACATCTGAACAAGCAACAGCAATAACAAACAATACGGCTAAAGTTGGTATTACAACCCAACAAGCTAGTGATATTACTTCTAATAATGCAAAGGTAACACGTAGACCAATAATAGCAGGTGGCAATACTTTAGATATATCTGAAACGCTTACAATAACTGCAGGTACTAATGTTACGGTAACAGAGGTTGATGGTACTGTTACTATTGCTTCAACAGGTGGTGCAAGTGGTGTTACAAGCGTAAATACTCAAACAGGGGATGTAGTTTTAGATACTGATGATATTAGCGAAGGTACGAATAAATATACTACTGCTGCAAACCTTACTAAGCTAGGTAATATATCAGTTAGCCAAGCGGTGGACTTAGATACAATGGAAAGCGATATAGCTACTAACAATTCTAAGGTAGGCATAAGCACCCAACAGGCAGCCGATATTGTTACAAATAATGCTAAAGTCAGCTACCCTTCTACTGATAGTACAAAAGTGGGTTTTATAAGTGTTACTCAATCT